TTACCGTGGCCGCCGCCGTGACGCAATGGGCCGCTATACCCGCGCTGATGCCCGCGAGCACATGCGCGCGCAGCTGGACGATATGATGCGCGACGCGGACGACGATAAGACCCGCGAAGCGATCCGCCGCTGCATGGAGCAGATCGAGCGGGCATAAGGGGGATATGATATGCTGGATAAAGCCGAGATCCGCAAGGAGATAGCGCGGCTGGAATATGAGGAATCCAGCTATCCCAATTATGCCAAACTGGCAGATCTTTATGTGATACGCGACAAGATGCAGGAAGAGAAACGGGGCGACGGCGGTAAGTATGTCGGTTACTACTCCGGCGCTCCCGCCCCTGTGACCGCAGAACCGGCTACCGTGGGCGAGTACGGGGACAGTGAGTTTTTGCTTGCGGTAGCTGGGAAAGACCCGGCAAAGGCTTGGGCGGTCGTTGATGAACTTATGGACACATTATCGCTTGTGAACCGAAAAGTCTATGATTCTATGCTTCGGAAAATAAAGTCCATGTAGCAAAAAAATAGGGGAGTCCCCTCGCATTGCGCTGAATCTGTAGCATACAATGTAGCATACGGGAAATGATTTTATGTTACAGAGCGTGTCATAACGTGATTTTTTGCTTTTTGAAAATACGCAGAAAATAGGGTGAAAAGCATAAAAAAGTACCGATTTTAGATGTTTTAAATCTAAAATCGGTACTTTGGCGCGGAAGGAGAGATTTGAACTCTCGCGCGCTTTTTAGACGCCTACTCCCTTAGCAGGGGAGAAAAACCCATTGAAAACACTGGGGAAATTGGCGTTTGTAACATATTTTGTAGCATACAGAATTCACTCTGGCGAGTCGTTTTGCAACTGATTTACGGCATCGACCATGCCTTTCATGTCCGGATGTACATACCGTTGGGTAGTGGTTATCTTCGTGTGGCGCATGATTTCCTTGATCGTAAACGGATCAATGTTTTTCATCGCGAGGGCTGTAGCGGTTGTATGGCGGCATGAGTAAGGTGGTAGCTTTTGCACTCCGGCAAGCTCCAAACACTCATAATATCTCTTGTAAAAATTATCTTTGTTTATGCAGCAGATATTTCCGACGCGCGATTTGCTTTCTTCGCATAGTTCATGCAGCACCGGCGCAACGAAATCCGGGAAGACCATAGGCGTTTCCTTCCGCTTCTTTGTCTTTATGCCGCCTCGGACGATCTCATTCTTTTCAAAGTCAATCATATCTTTCTTGAGTTTCAGAAGCTCACCGGGCATCATGCCGGTATAAATCATCGTTAAAATAAACCCAACGAAGTGGTCTTTTGCATACGCTTCCCATAGCTTTTTTACGTCGGCGTCGGTAAACGGTTCCGGCGACTTCTCTTCCAATTCCGGAAGCTTTATGTACTTTGCAAGATTCACGGTTGTTTGCTTTTCTGCAATTGCGAGGTTATAACAGTGGGAGAGGACAGTTTTCATATCTTTCCGCGTGTAATAGGTGCTGGCGTTGCGGTCGATAACATCCTGTATCTGCGCGATGGTAAGCGCGTCGATCTCACGGTCGGCGATTTCTCTCATGCGCTCGAATGCCTTTTCCGCCGCGCCCTGACGATCAGCCGATAAGGATAGATAATCCCCACGCAGATATGTTTTGTAGTATTCTCTGAGAGTGGGGCTTCGCTGCTCTTCCTTCGGAGGGTTTGCGGCATATTGGAGGGCGGCGCGCTTTGATGTAAACCCGCCTTTTGTTCGCATCTTTTGCCGAAGCTTGTCGTTCTCGTCTAGGTAAGTTCTTTCTGTCCAACGCGCCGTCCACGTCTTCCCTCGCTGGTAAGCGCTTCCTTGCCCGTTCCCGCGCGTCCGGCTTCGCCGCGCTTCCTGTTTTTTCCCGCACCAGCAACAGTAGGGCGCGCCGTCTGGAATTTCTTTTTTACACTTGATGCACTCCATGTTTCCCTCCACGTTCTTTTCGGATCGCGTAGAAAGTAATTGCCGAAGCCAGAACTGAACCTACGATCAGGGCGATACACGCCCATGCGGTTACGGACAAGTCTCCATCTCGAATGAGGCCTGCGTTCCGACTCTGCGCATCCGTTACAAGGCAGGCAATCAGGGTAAAGGAGAGAAGCAAACAAAATAGGGCGAGAACGTAACACATTGTATGTGTAGACCTTATCTGCGCGCTCTGTAGGGCTGCTGCTGCCTCCAGCTTGGCGTTTTCAAGCTCGACGTGATGGATCTGCTTGGTCAGCTTTTCCGGGCTTCCGACGCGATTTTCAAGGCCGAACAGCTCGTCGAGCGACAACCCGAGCGTTTTGCATAGCGCAGCCGAGTTGTAAAGCCGTGGATCCGCTTGTGTTCCAGCGTATAATCGGCTCACGGCAGAGAAGGAAACGCCGGACTCGTTCGACAGCTCCTCCAACGTCATCCCGCTTGCATCTTTTGCCCTTCTGATCTTCCCCTGATACGCGCCGATAAACGGAGCGAGATCCTGTATTGCGGACATGATTACGCCTCCATTCGTAAGTTTCAGTTTTATTTCTTACATTTTCCATATAAAAATGCAAAACATGTGACAAGAACGCAGGATTCGCCCTTTTCTTACAAACATTATCTGGTACAATGAAAACGTAGCAGATAGTTCCTGAATCCTGCATCTGCTGAAATGGCCCCACCGTATGTTCCAGATACGATGGGGCCGGTCAAACCAAATATTATATCAAATCATCAGTCCCATAAACTGTACACCATCGGATTCCTGATTCCCAAAAATAACGCGGTCTGTTTGTTTATAATACCATGTTGATTTTTAGAACAATCGTTCTATAATAAATGACAGGAGGAAAAAATATGGAGTGCATCAACATCCGGGTAAACAATGGGAGGGTCGACGTGACGGTCGACGGTGCGAAGCTGACAGACGTGCACAGCGTCAGCGTGGACTACATCAAGGGCGTTCCGCTCCTGTTTGCCTGCGTCGCGGACGTAGGCCGGGAGCAGGACGAGCGGCGGGAACCGAGAATCCTAAACTAGAAATCACCATGTGTATTTACAGTTCTCACACTCATATGTTTTGTTTATCAAATTACTTCTCAATCCCCATGCACCTATTGATAAGTTTCTTTTTGCATATGCAATCTTTTTCACGCGGGTGCTTCCGCAAGTTGGGCAATGTGGAGCATTGTTTATATTGTCTGCAAGCACAGCTGTGTCCTCTACCAGCTTTAATTTCGCGTGAGAAAATCCCATCGTTTCCTTAAAAACAACATAAGCGTCATTTTCAACGCCACAAACAGCAACAACCGTGTGAAGCAACTTTCTGTTTCCTTGATACAAATCTATTTCGTGTCTTCCGGCGTTGACCTCAACAGAAAAAGACTCACCGCAATGAACGGTTGCCCGTTCTATTCTGTCTACAATTATTTTCGTTTTTCTAAGGCTTCCCCCGCGCTGCCCTTGCCACATGAAGTGGATCATCCCACGTCTTCGCCTGCTTGAGGCAGGACAGCCGCAATGTGGACAGGAAGATGCCAAGTCGGATATTTTTGCACCACATTCAGAACACTCTACAAGAGCCATGTTGTTCACCTCATGATAAAGTCATAGCAAGAACCAATCGCATGAATTTGGATATTTGGAGAAGGAGATTGCAATGCTGGAAAATTTACAGGAAGTGTGCTATGATAGCAGCCAGGTAGAGAAGATTCGCACGCAGCTAAAGCGGATCGTGTTAGAACTTTCGGTTGAAGAACAGGAAGAACTTTTGAGAATGATTAAGGAGGGTATGCATGAGTAAGCCGTTCACTCCGATTCATGTAATGACTGAAGCGTTTCGGAAAGCCATGTATGATATTGTTGCAAAAGAGCGAGAGAAACGGCGACAGAGCACGACGCAAGAGCAGACACCTGCTCCGCAGAAAACGGGAGAGAATTGCCCACAGTAAATGCAGTTAACGCATTTTCAAAGTCATATGCTGCGGACTCGATGTCGAGCTGCGCTTTGAAATCTGAAAATACGGAATTTTCATGCTTGTCCCCTCTGGCTTTTCAAATACCGGATATATTTGATCACGTCCGCTAGTTCTTCGCCGGACGCAGAATCCAAGAAATCAAATATCTCCTGCGCGGCAGAACTCACCGCCCCATCCTTCGGGATGGGGTCTTTTTTTATGCCCTCCTGCGGAACGAGTTCCCCGTCCGGCAGCAGGTCTGCCACGGATACACCGAGATATTCTGCGATAATTTTAAGATTTTTCATAGAAGGGTTTGTTTTCCCTGTGTTCCATAGAGAGTACGATGCAGACGTAATACTGCAATCCTTATAAAACTGCTGTTTCGGTATACCTTTTGCAGCAAGCAGGGCGTTGATTCGTGCGACTATGGGCGATTTAACCGCAAAGTCCGGCATTGGGTCTACGCCATATAAGAGATATTCTGTCGTTACCCCAATTACACTGGCTGCACGTTGAACTTTCTTTATACTTGGCGCGTGTTTCCCCGTGTTCCACTGAGAGAAAGAACCAGACGATATTCCGCTTTTTTCGTAAAACTCTTGCTTTGTCATCCCAATTTCAGCAAGCCTTATTTCTATTCTTCTTATAACGGACTGTACGTCAAATTGCATAAAAAATCCCTCATAAATTTGGCGAAAAAGTACCCTTAACAATCCTAAGTTTTTATTGACTTTTAGTATATCCTTAACTATACTAAGAGTTGTGAGGGGCAAAACTTACAAGTGAGGTGATGGCGTGAAGAAAGACAAGTATATATGGGGATTTCAGATTGTTGGTTCAGACTGCGGATATGACCAGTTCGGGACGTTCCATTGCGCGTGCGGTCATTGCCTTCCGTTACGAGTTGATGTAAGTAAGGGCGGCGAATATCGCGGCAGCGACTGCGGCGACGGCAGATACGACGGTGAAAAACATGTTGATAAGAAACCGCCTTTTCTCCGTGCGTGCTTTCGAGCCTTCGGTTTCGACAAGCACATTTAGACCGTTTTCTTCTATGGACTTGTAACGCTTATTCCGATTGAGAAACAACCTGATTCTTTCTCTGAACGACTTGCACATGATTCATGCCTCGGCTTATGAGGCGTGAAAAGAACACCGCCCCGGACAGCTTATCGGATTGTGAAATAATGATAGGTGGTACTTTCATAATAACACAATTCACTAAGTTGTCAAGAAAAACTTAGTATTCTCAGACAGGAGGTATGTAAAGGCATGGGTTTTAAGGAAGCGAGGCTTGCCGCTGGATTGACCGTTCAACAGGTAGTCAAGGCGCTAAAGGTTTCAGACGCATCCGTTTATCTGTGGGAAACCGGGCAGATGTATCCGAAGACAGCGCGCCTGCACGAAATCGCAGCTCTGTACGGCTGCACAGTGGACGAGCTATTAAAGCCGAGAAAGGAGGAAAAATGACGCTGGATGATATCCGGGCAATGTCAAAGCCCACAATCCTCGCAAGCGAGGCGGCGCAGGTGCTTGGCTGTACCCCGCAATGGCTTCGCTTGATGGCGAGGGAACGGCCCGAAAAGCTGGGATTCCCGGTCTGCTGCACAAGCAAGCACAGAGTAAAGATCCCGAGAGAGCCGTTTTTGCGGTTTCTCGGAGCATGAGGAGGAACAAATGAAAGTTAGAACTGCCGGGAACAGGAACAGAAGGAGGATGCAGCATGGCGGAAGTGAAGACCTACACCCTGACGCTGGATGCGCAGGAGCTGCATGATCTGATCGAGGCGGTGCTGGTCTGCGAGTGCCAGGCAGCGCAGATCATAAACGGGCTGAAGCGCAAGGGGATGGATCTGGACGCGCAGAAGCTCGTGACACAAAACGCCCGTCTGGCGCGGCTCGTCAGGCGGATGCAGGAGGTAAAGAAACCATGTACAGATTGATCTTAAGCGCGACTGAGCTGGAGGTGATCGAGTGCGCACTCCACTGCACGGCATACGAAGATCACCGGAGGGCGGAAAGGCTCGAAGCGCGGTTCGGAGGCTGGGGCGATGCAGAAATGCGCAACCTAATTGAAACCTACAGGCAGGACGCTGAAGATGAGAGACGCCTCGCAGATACGATCTTCGAGCGGGCGGAAGTGCTGGACACGAAGGAGGAAACCAGTGGATAACGGGAAGGTACACGTCGAGATCGGCATGGACGGCAAAAAAGCGGTATCTGCGCTATCCGGCAGCGCGCTGGAACTGAGCGCTGCTGCCGCGCGAATCCTGAATATATTTTATGCCGCGTTCTGCCAGCAGGGAATGGGCGAGGAATTCAAGGAAACCATGCGCTACTGCGTGAACCGGGAGGACAGCCCGGTATGGAAGAAGGAGTTGGCAGAATGAGAACAAATCTTGCAGAGCGGCTCGGGTATGAGCCGGAGGAAACGACTGAGGAACGCCGGGAACGGCTGCGGGAGGAATTTGAGGCCCGCAAGGCGGCGCGGCGGATCGTCAAAGGAATGTGCCTTTGGGTCAGCGGCGCGGCGATGATCCTGTCAGCAATGGCCGGGACGGCCGCAATGACGTATGAATGCGCTCTTACCGGTCTGGTCGCGCTTGTAGCGCTGCTGTACGGGCTGGCATGACGGAAGCGGATCTGCTGAAGACTCCCTGCGAGATCTGCAGAGAGCGCGGGCTATGGCGCTCCGGCTGCACCACAGACGGCCGATTCTCCTGCGGCATCTATTGGGAAATCCTGTTTGAGCAATGGGACGCGACCTGCAAGCTTATCCGAGAGCGCACGAAAAAGAAATGACCCCTGCCGCGCTGCAACGCGACAGAGGCCGAAAGGAAAATTACGTTGCCCTTATTATAGGGCAGAAAGGAACCTATGTCAAGTTTAACGGATTCCCGCGTCCGGCACGGTGCGAAAGCCTGTGTAGACTCGGTACGGGCCGACTACCCGAAGTTCAACAAATGCCTGCTTTCTCAGTGCGAAGCGCCGGAGAAATACGGCGTGCAGCTTGTTCCGGAGGCAGCTGCGGCGATCAAGGCGCTGGACGCGCCCAAGAACCGCGCAGATCGCCGGAAGAAGACGAACCGGTATTACTTCCGCCTGACGGACGGCGGCGCAGAAGTCCTGCAGCAGCTCTGCGATGCTATGCACTGTGCAAGCGTGCAGAGCCTGTGCGAAAAGCTCTTGGAAAAGGAGGCGAAACGCCGTGGGATACGATGGTGAGAACCTCTATCTCGGCATCGACGAGCCGGAGCCGAAGACCGTCGGCCAGTGCGCATACTGCCGGGAAGACATCTATGAAGGAACTGAGTGCTTCTGCTGCAACGGAGTGCTGGTACATACGGAGTGCTTCGGGGACTATGTGCAGGATGAGTACAGCGAATCGGAACTGGCCGGGGCGCTGGGATTTGAGCAGAAAACAGCATAAGGAGGAAACATGAGAGTTTACAAAGGGACAGACAGGCAAATGAAATGCCGTGGAATGCAATACACGCTGGGCGAAACCGCTGTTTTTGACGGTGAACCGCACCTATGCAAAGCAGGGTTGCACGCGTGCGAGCAGCCTATCGATGTGCTGAACCACTACACACCGAATGAAAGCCGGTACTTTGAGGCAGAGGCAGAAGAGGTATCTGCCGAACGTGAATCATCGGATAGCAAGATTGTTGCGAGGAAAATGACGCTGAAAGCTGAGATTGGCGTTCCCGGCCTCGTGAAAGCGCAGATCGAATATGTAAAGAGCCAAATCGGATTTGACGATGCGATCAAGCGCGCAAACGCCGAAAAAGAGAATCATGCCACGGGCGATCAGGGCGCAG